TGTCGGTGTGTATCTCTGATGCTTTCATGGAGGCTTTGGAGAAAGATGGCGAATGGGACCTGTTATTTCCAGACACCAAAGACTCTGAATATGATGAGCTTTGGGATGGCAACATTAATTACTGGCATAATGTTCTTGGCAAGAAAGTAAATGTTTATAAAACCGTTCGTGCGGTGGATATCTGGAATCGGATTGTTTCCTCCGCTCACGCTTCTGCCGAACCTGGTCTCCATTTTTTGGAAAGATCTAACAAGATGAGCAACTCTCATTATTTTGCTCCCCTTGTTGCCACCAATCCTTGCGGCGAGCAGCCTCTTGAGGCATATGGTGTATGCACTTTGGGGGCTATTGACCTGTCTAGGTTTGTTGACGACGGTACAGAGTTCGATTGGGCTAAGCTGCGTTACGTCGTAGAGAACTCTGTTAGGTTTTTAGATAATGTAATTAACATTAATGAATATCATTTTGATTCTATTAGAAAGAATCACACCAACAACCGGCGAATAGGGCTAGGCGTAATGGGTCTTGGCGAGCTTCTGATTCGCATGAAGCTTCGATATGGATCAAAAGATAGTCTTATCTTTATTGATGAGTTGTTTAAAACCATAGCATTCGAGTCATATCAAGCATCAATCAATCTTGCCAAGATTAAAGGCGAGTTTAAGCATTTCGATGCAGAGTCTTATTTGCGATCCGGCTACATGAAGGGCATGCCGGAAGAAATTCGAGAACAGGTTAAGCATCACGGCATTCGTAACGTCTGTTTGCTTACGGTGGCTCCTACTGGAACTACTGGAACGATGATGGGAACATCAACCGGCATTGAGCCATATTTCAATTGGCAGTACACTCGAAAGTCTAGGCTTGGAACAGAAGTGGAAACCATATCCGTTATTGGTGATCTTGGATTAAATATTAAAGACTTACCAGAATACTGCGTAACAGCTATGGATCTTAAGCCAGAGCAGCATGTGGCGGTTCAGGCGACAATCCAGCGTTGGGTTGATTCTGCCATCAGCAAGACAACCAACTGTCCGTCGGACTTCTCAGTGGAAGACACCGACAAACTGTACAGATTGGCTTATGAACTAGGGTGCAAGGGCATCACCATCTATCGGGACAACTCTCGAAATGAGCAGGTGCTTAATCAAATGTCTCTTGATTTAGATGAAGAGGATGAAGCTTGCAGGATTGATGATCCTGAATGTACAACTTGCGCCCTGTAGGGTATGAATGCACCAGACAGTTATATAACATATTGGTATGAAAGTTCAGATGGAGATGTTGAAGAGTTCGAAATCAACGCTTCTGATGCTCCGCCTGCCACATTAAATATTCCGACTACGAATGGATTGGTAGAATCGTATTCATTGATATATGAGAAACATTTCGATAATGTCATCTACAATGAGCATAGCTTCGATGATTCTAGTCCAATTTTAGATGATTAAATTGCTTTTTGATACAAAATCTGATATTCTACACATAGATGAGTAACGGGATTGTAAAAAAGAGCAAGAGTATAATCGTACCTCAGTCTGCCTTTGGCGTTTGCCTATGGAAAATGCCGGACGGTGGTTTAATTTCTGATGGGGACGGCAACTATATGTGTGCTGAAGGCATGGTCGGTGACCGTAGGGTAGAGTCTCAGATGGCTGAGGCTGCAAGGTATTGGGCTGGAAAAGACAACGAGGGAAAGCCTCATTGGATTGATGGCGCAAGAAAGGTCTCCGGTAGTGAGCGAGCAGAGCAAGAAGGAAGGCTGGGTGAAGGGGAAATGCCCGACCCGGTAGAGGATGCTTTAATAGAAGTGGCCCCCTATAAAGGATAACTATGGGTGAAACATCGTTGGTAGAAGAAGATAGTCTAGGCGTTGAAATTGATGACATTAGCTATACTCAGGTATCTCTTGAGTATAAGAGCGATGATCCATTTAAAAAGCTAGATCTGTCTAGGCAGTCGCCCAAGATGAAGAGGCGACATCAAAAGCTTGAAAAGGCTAGTCCGGCTAAGGCAAACAAGGGACTAGGCGATGCCTCGTCTCGTTCCGTTGGCCCAGACTCTATTGATGGATATGCGCTGTATGATGTTATTGAGCCACCGCATGATTTAAATATTCTAGCTGACTTATATGAAGTTAATACTACTCATTTTGCTGCCATTAATGCTCGTGTTGCAAACACTGTAGCTTTAGGGTACATGTTTCAAGATTCTGAAAAAACTAAGCGACGCATTGAGAGAGCGGATACTGCTGATAAAAGACAAAAAGTTAGACTAGAATTGGTTCGTGAAAAAAAGAAGTTACACATTTTGTTGGATGAATCAAATCTAGAAGATACATTTGTTGAGACTATGGTTAAATTGTGGATTGATTATCTCGCTGTCGGTAATGCTTATCTTGAGATCGGAAGAACCAATTCCGGCAAGATTGGTTACATTGGTCACATCCCCTCCGTTAACATGCGTGTAAGAAGGCAGAGGGATGGATATGTTCAGATAGCGCGACATAACAAGATTCAATCGGTTTTCTTTAGAAACTTCCAAGATTTAGAAACGTCGGATCCCATAAATAATGACGGACGCCCTAATGAGATTATTCATTTTAAGGCGTATACACCCACCAGCAACTATTACGGAGTGCCATCGGCTGTAACTGCTATTGGTGCCATCCTGGGTGATAAGTATGCCAAGAATTACAATATCGATTATTTTGAAAATAAAGCGATTCCTAGATATGCAATTATTCTTAAGGGAGCTAAGCTTAGTAATAAGTCCAAGCAGGAATTGGTGAACTATTTCAGGACGGAAGTTAAGGGCAGAAATCACGGAACGTTGATCGTTCCTCTGCCAGCCTCACTTGGTGGTGATGTAGATATTAAATTTGAGAAACTAGAAGCCAGTATTCAAGATGCTTCATTCGATAAGTATAGAAAGTCTAATCGTGATGAAATTCTAGTTGCAAACCGAGTTCCGGCCCCAAAGGTTGGCGTATATGATAATGCCAATCTAGCCGTATCTAGAGATGCGGATAAGACATTTAAGGTTCAAGTTGTGGGACCGGATCAAAAGATCATAGAAAAGAAAATTAACAACATAGTTAAAGAATTCACTGATCTTCTTGATTTTAGATTTGAGCAGATTGATTTGGTTGACGAAGATGTGCAGTCTAAGATTAGAGATAGATATCTGCGTACTGAAGTGGTTTCACCAAATGAAGTGCGTAACATGTTGGGTCTCCCCGACCGTGACGATGGTGATGAGGAACTTCCATTCCCCAGCAATATTAGGAAGATGGAGTTGCTTATGCAGACGGGTGTCAATCCGTTCACTGGTGAAGACATGGTAGAGGAAGAGCCAAAAAGGCCAGAGGGCGCTCCTGAGGGTAACGACAATGCTGATACCCCTGCTAATGGAGACGACTCTGCGAACCCCGAGGCCAGCAATGAAAGAGGCTCTGCACAAGACACGGACGGGGTTCGTGAACAAGAAAAATAGGAGGACGAAATGTACGGAAATAGTAGTATAACATATGCAAGTACCGGTGTATCTAGTACTGATTCAACAGTAAGTTTGGGTCATCATACTGATGGCATTTATTTTCATAATACTCATGCATCGACTGCTGCCACAGTAAAGCTTAATGGCAACATGTCTGTATCAATTCCTGCTGGCGGTTCGGAGTACGTTTGCATTCCTGGTGACTACACTCAATTTGAAGTGATCACCGCGTCTGTTACTCTGGCTGTTTTTGCTGTGGGTTAAGACTTATTGTAATTAAATCAGATATATGTTACAATAGTTCCCATAGCTTCATAAGGAGGCAATAATATGCATGGCGAAAATTTACAACTAATCTTTCCTATCTCTTTAGTTAAAAATGAAGAGAGGGTTGTGGTTGGGGTAGCTACTGCTGACAATGTAGATAAGTCGGGAGACGTCGTTGATTTTGACGCGTCTATGACGGCATTTAAAGATTGGCAGGGCAATATACGCGAGATGCACCAGCCTTTGGCTGTAGGTAAAGCTGTAGGTCATCGTCCCGTTGAGATTAACGAAAATGGAAACATCTATAGAGGTGTGGAAGTTTCTGCTTATATTTCGAAGGGAGCAGAGGATACTTGGCAGAAGGTTTTGGATGGCACTCTTGGTGCGTTCTCTATCGGTGGTCGAATTCTCGAACGCAAGGAAGACGAGACAAGAAAGTTTCGTGGTCAACCCGTTAGTGTGGTTACCAAGTATGAGCTTGGTGAGTTGAGTTTGGTGGATAATCCAGCAAATCCAGTTGCCAACATAACACTGATCAAGTCCGACGATGAGGGCTTGTCTTACGCTCTCGCAATTGATGAAATTGAATGTAATAAAATTGGTGATACAATTGTTTGTATTAAGAATGATGTAATTGAAAAAACCGAATGTTCTGGATCGACATGTGATTGTGGTGAATGCCACTGCACTATTGTGAAAGACGATGGTTGTAGCTGCAATGTTGTGAAAGACTTGCATAATAAGAATTATTCTGATATGGTTACATACATGGAAGATACGGACGTTCTAACTACGTCTGATGAAACCCCGCCACTTGACGGGGCTTTTGAGGGCGCTGAGTTGGAAGAAAAGATCTCACTTCTTCAGAGGTTCTTGACATGGATGTCCGATCCCGCTAATGCGGAGTCGGATGTTGTTGTTGATTCTGATGAAGACGATATAGAAAAACATACTGTCGAAGTGGAAGAGATTGCGCTGATGGCAGACGAAACCAATGAAGGAGATGATATTGATATGAATATCGATGAACTCACTGCAGCTCTAGGAACCGTCATTGATGAAAAGCTAGCTTCTCATTCTGAGGCTTCTGCCGCAAAGGTAGAAACTTTTATTGAAGAGAAACTGGCCTCTGCCATTAATGCAATGACCGAGAAGCAGGATGAACTCACAGCTAAGGTTGATGAGTCAACAAAATCAGTCACTAATAGTCTCGATGTGATCAACACTCGTGTTGAAACCGTTGAGAATGCTGGTGCAATTAAAAAGAGTGTTGATGAGACAGACGAAGAAGAGGAAGTAATCGCCAAGGCGGTTGAAGATAAGGCGCCAGAGTCATTCTGGGGCAATCTGTTCCTTCCTCAGGATTTGATTAAGTCTCTTGGATACGAGTCTTAGGAGGAAATTATAAATGGCTAACGAAGAATTACTTCAAAAAGCAAATGAGGTTACTACCTCTGTTGTAAATGCGGCTTCTGGCGGTATTTTAAAGCCCGCTCAGGCTAACCGTTTCCTTGACTTCGTTATCGATCAGTCTGTTCTTATGCAGCAGTCTAGGGTTGTTCGTATGAGCAATCCTTCTATGGAAATCGATAAGTTGTCAGTTGGAACACGGTTGCTCGCAAAAGCAACTGAGGCTTCCGATACGGGTGCTAATTCTGCCGTGACCTTTACGAAGGTCGCTTTAACGACAGTTAAGCTCCGGTTGGATTGGGAGGTCAGCACTGAGTCCCTTGAGGACAACATTGCTGGTGACTCCTTGGAGGATCATATCGCTCAGGTTATGGCGCGTCAGACGTCGAACGATATGGATGATCTTCTGATTAATGGTGATACCACAAGCGCCAATGGGCTACTTAAAGCTCAGGACGGCTTTGTTAAGCTGGGTAAGGCAAGTGGTGTTACTCACGACGGGCTTGGATCCAATGTGAGTCGTGCGTCTTATGATGCAGTTTTGCGTAAGATGCCGAACAAGTACTTGCAGCGTCGTAACGAGTTGCGGTACTTTAGTGGCCCTGGCATTGTTCAGGACACTATCTACACATTGCAGAATCCAAATTCTGCAACTGAGGCTACCGCTGGTGCGCCTTCGCCCGGTTCTACTATGGGTGATAGGCTTTACAGCAATCCGGGTGGTCCTAACGGAGGTCCCGGTTCAACGGGGCTTGCTCCATTCGGTATTCCTTTGGTTGAGGTTCCCCTCATGCCAGAGGACGTCGCTGGAACGTATGCTAGCCCCAGTGGAAATCACGGTTACATTATTTTGACGTTCCCCAACAATCATGTTGTTGGTATTCAGCGTGAGATCACGGTTTACCGTGAGTTCAAGCCGAAGAAGGACACAATTGAGTACACGCAGTTCAACAGGGTTGCTCAGAACATCGAGAACGCTGAAGCTTATGTGATAAGCCAGGATGTTAAAATCAGGGCCTAATTAAGTTTGCGGATACAATATATGGTTTAGATCCTAAACCACCACCAGGCACCCCCGGGTTGGCTTCGATGCCACTCGGGGGTGTTCTGTTATTGCATTAGATGATGATGTGTGGTAAGATATTCATTATGGCTGATAAAAAAGATGTAGTTACAACTGAAGATTTAAAGAATGCTGAAGTCGAAGCACCCCCTGTTGCGAAGGCCGCCCCTAAGAAGGTTGCGGCACCGTCGGGTGACCAGATGCTATTTTTGCGTCATGGATATGGGTACTCTGTTGGAGAGGTCGATTTCACTAGGGCGCACCCCTACCAGTTGGTAGATGCTGAGACAGCGAAACGGCTTCTAGCAACGACCCAATTTGAAACGGCTACCCAAGCACAGGTTAAAGAACACTACGGCGAGTAGGCGGTAGGAAAACATGTCGGGGTTGTCTAATTATTTAGAAAATAAACTCCTTGATCATACATTGAGGAATACGTCCTATACACCGGTCACAACGGTGTATTTGGCGTTGTATGTGGGTAGTCCAACTGATACTGGTTCTGGAGGTACTGAAGTGGCTGTCACTAGACAGGCCGCAACCTTTGGTGCAGCGGCGAGTGGGGCGGTATCTAATTCCTCCAGCATTTCGTTTACGAGTATGCCGGTTGTTACGGTAACTCATATTGGAATTTTTGATGCTTCGACTGGTGGTAATCTATTAATTCATGGAGCACTTTCTGCTTCTGTGGTTTCTGCATCTGGAGATACATTTACTATTTCTGCAAATGATCTTGATGTAACTCTAGATTAGCTTTGGTAAAAAACTGCGAGGGTGGTATAATCAGTACATGGCATTTAATTACAATTTGATTGTGAATCAGGGCGAGACGTTTTCAAGAACGTTTACATATAAGGCTGGCGGCGTTGTCGTCAACTTAAGCACTCATACTGCTCGAATGCAAGTTCGTAACAGTTATGCTGCTACTTCTGCTTTGATCGATTTGACTAGCGCTGCTGGCGATATAACCTTGAATTCGAGTGGCGAAATTGTTATTGGTATTGCGTCAAGTGTAACTTCTGCTTTAACTGCTCCCGATACTGGTGTTTACGATTTAGAAATTGTAACGTCAGCCGGGGCGGTTACAAGGCTGGTACAAGGTAATGTAAGTATTACACCGGAGGTTACCAGGTAATGTCGGATGTCGTTGAAACGGATGCATTAAATACTTTAACTATAGAGGGTACACCAACTATAGTTTTAACTGGTACCGCTACGGGGCCTCAGGGGCCTCAGGGGCCTACCGGTGCTGACGGTGTAGCCAGTACGGTAGTTCATGATCAGAGTTCAGCAAGCGCAACGTGGACAATAAACCATAATCAAGGTCGATATCCTTCAATAGATATTATCGATTCTGCTGGAAATCATGTTATTGGAGATATTAAACACAATTCGATCAATCAAGTGGTAGCAACATTTGATAATGCTTTTGCCGGTAAGGCAATTATAGTCTAGGAGGAAATAAAATGGCTAAAAAGTTTTTGGTCCCTATTGACATAGAGTCATATATTGACCTGAATAAAAATGAATTAAGAAATGCTGTAGTGCAGAATCTAAGTACTGCGCCATCGTCCCCCAGTGACGGTCAGGTTTACTACGACACGGTTTCTGACAAACTCTACTTGCGGGCGAATTCGGCATGGGAGATTGTTAACAGGTTTACTGCGGCTGATGAAACGAAGCTGGACGCTATCGAAGCTGCAGCAGATGTTACAGATGCAACAAACGTCAATGCCGCTGGTGCGGTTATGGAGACGGATTACAACGCTACAAGTTTCTTGTATGCAACAAGTGATAATACTCCAGAAAACAAGACAGCGGCTGAAGTTAGATCTATTCTCAATATTGAAGATGGATCTACTGCAGATCTAACCGCTGCTGAGATACTCACTCTTCTGCTAACAGTAGATGGCACAGGCACTAGTCTTGATGCCGATTTGCTTGACGGCCAAGAAGGGTCTTACCATCTAGCAAGAGCTAACCATACCGGAACGCAGACTGCAAGTACGGTTTCTGACTTCGATACTCAGGTTCAGACTAATCGTTTGGATGAGATGGCGGCACCAACCTCTACGGTCTCTGCCAACTCTCAGCGTATTGCAAGCGTTGGTACTCCAACTGCTGATACCGATGCTGCAACCAAAGCTTATGTCGATGCCACCAAGCAGGGGCTGAATGTTAAAGATCCTGTCAGGGCGGCGAGCACTGCAAACGTTGCAATTGCTACTGCGCTTGAGAATGGCGATGCTATTGATGGTGTTACTCTTGCAACTGGTGATCGTGTTCTCTTAAAGAATCAGACTACTGCTACTGAGAATGGTGTTTATGTTGTAGTTGCTTCAGGAGCGGCCAGTCGGTCAACTGACATGGACGTCTCCAGTGAGGCGATTGGCGGTGCGTTTGTTTGGGTTAATGAAGGTACAGTAAATGGGGATCATCAGTATGTAATCACTACAAATGATCCGATCACGTTGGGTTCTACATCAATTGTGTGGACTCACTTTGCTTCTGCTTCCGGCATCACTGCCGGCGATGGTATTACTAAGGCTGGTAATGCTATTTCTATCAATCTTGATACCAACTCAGGGCTTACAACTAGCGCTTCTGGTATTACGATTGCTAGTGACATTGACGGAGATGGTCTTACTCTCACCTCTGGTGTGCTGAGTCGAGATACCATTGATTTAACTACAGGAGCCGTAACTGGCACTCTTCCCATTGGGAATGGTGGTGGATACACTTCTGTAGCAACAGCAAAGACTGCTTTGAGTTTTCTCACAAGGGGTGTTGCAACTTTAACTGGTGACGATTCTACTGCTGCCTTTACGGTGACACATAATCTTGCAACTAGGGATGTGGATGTGACTGTATATCAGTCGGATTCTCCATATGCTGAAGTTGAGGTTGACATTGCACATGCTACAACGAATACGGTTACCATTACCTTTAGTACGGCACCCGCTACGGGCACGGACTATAGGGCCGTGGTGATTGGTTAAAAATAATAGATGGATTTCTTGAGGGAAATCTGCTATAATAATATAATAGGACGGTTGAGGTCGTGGCAAAAGCTTTTAAGACATCTATAGTAATTGATGGTGCAGGTTCTGCAGCATCTGAAGCTCTAAGCATTAAGGTAACGGGAGATACAGAATCTCGTCTCATCTTTGACGCTGGCGGTAAGTTGACTTGGGGATCTGGCAGCGCCAGTGGCGATGTCGCTTTGTATCGTACTGCTGCAAATTCTTTGAAGACAGATGATACTTTTATAGCTGCTGGCGGTCTTGTAACTAAGACTTACACTAGCACACCTGCTGATACGCCACCCGATGGCGCAACGGCTGTTGATGTCACTAATAATAAATTTTATTTCCGTTCATCTTCTGGTTGGAGAAATATTGGAACATCTGAATCAGAAGCTGATGGCGGTACCGCGGTCAGCTATGTTCGTTACGCTATAAATGCAGATGGTGGAACAAATGGAGCGTCGGCGTAATGGCAGCAATTATTCAGTTCAGGAGAGATACGGCGGCTAATTGGACTTCAAATAGTCCAACATTGGCTGATGGCGAGTTTGCTTTAGAGTCAGATACAACAAAATACAAGATTGGTGACGGCAGCACTACTTGGACTTCTCTAGCTTATGGCGGGTTGGGGTCGATTGATACTGCCCTTATAGATGCCAAGGGTGATCTTGTAGGCGGTACTGCTGATAACACTGTTGGTAAGCTGACTGTTGGTTCTAATGGTCAAGTTTTAGTTGCTGATTCGAGCGCCAGTACTGGTCTCAAGTGGGTAACAAATGAAAGTATTGTAAATTGGCATGAGGCTGTCAAGCTGGGTACTGCCGCTGTACTTCCTAACTCACCAACTTACAGCAACGAGACTGCTGGTGTAGGGGCAACGCTCACCGCTGGTTCGCAAGCCCGCCTTGTTGTAGATGGCGCCAATGCCACGACAGGGGATCGGGTTCTTGTTCAGGACCAAGCCAGTGCTCTTCAGAATGGTATTTATGACGTAACCGCTCAGGGTGCGTCTGGTTCGGCAGCGTGGATATTGACCCGTGCCGTTGACTTTGATGGCGCTCCGACAGGTCAGATTAAGCAGGGTGAATCGGCGTATGTTTTGGCTGGTTCCAATAATGTCGGACAGGGGTTTGTAGTCACAACAACGAGTGATCCTCATGTTGTTGGAACAAATGATATTACATTTACCCAATTTACTGGTACGCAGGCATTTACTGCTGGTACGTATTTAACTATTTCTGGTAATACTATTAATCATGATGACTCTGGAGCTTCTGCTGGATCTTATGGTAGCGCCACACAGGTGGCAGCGTTAACGACCGATGCCCAGGGCCATCTTACGGCTGTATCGAATACCACTATTGCTATTCCTTCTACGGCTGTTACTGATTTTACTGAAGCAGTTCAGGATGTGGCTGGTGCTCAGGTGGCCACCAATGGCTCTCACACGGGCATAGCGGCCACCTACGACGATGCTGGAGATGGTGCTGTAGATCTTACACTTACTGTCTCTGGTGTCTCTGCGGCTGCTTATGGCAGTGCCACCCAGGTCCCTGGTTATACGGTTGACACCTATGGCCGGCTGACCACTGCGGCTAACACAACAATCGCCATTCCCTCTACTGCAGTCACAGACTTTACTGAGGCTGTACAAGATGTATCTGGCGCACAACTCGCTACCGATGGCACCCACACTGGCATCACTGCTACTTACGATGATGCCGGTGATGGTGCTATCGATTTGGCTCTCGTTACGGAAAATGTCCAAGACATTACGGGTGCCCAGATTGCAACGAACGGCACCCACGTTGGTCTGACAGCCGCCTATGATGATGCCGGTGATGGCGCAGTAGACCTGACGGTTGCAGCGACTCTTGGGACTCATACCTCTGGTAACTACATTGCTACTGTTGCCGGTACCGCTAACGAGATTGAGGTTTCTGGTTCTGGCTCAGAGACAGCAGCCGTAACTGTTGGTCTCCCCAACGATGTCACTATTGGGAACGATCTCGCAGTTACCGAAGACATCACCGCTAAGACTCTTGCGTTGTCCTCTTCCGCTACTGCGCTTCTAAATATAACTAGCACAGACACCACCGTTACTAATTATGGACCAACTATAGAATTGTGTCGTGACGGCACTCATGAGAATGACTCCCCTATCGGACGCATCCTGTTCACTGGCGATGATGAAGACAGTACGAAGCAAACGTATGGCCAGATCAGCGTCAACATCGAAGAAAAGGGTGCCGACGCATTCGGTGACATGGAGTTCTGGCTCGGTTATGCCGGTAGTGCCAATATTCAGCGGAACATGGTCATTGACGACTACTACACATCGTTCTCTCATGACATAAGGATCGGTAACGGATCAGATTTTACCCAAGGATACGGGGCGCTATCCAATGAGAGGCACTACACCGGTTATTGGGTAGAACTTGGGCATGACGGCAACAATGATCTTACTGCTGACAGGATTGTCTTTTTCCCTAATGCGAGCGGAACCCTTATAACCACAGGAAATGCCGAACTACTCTTCGATGGGACTACGGCAGCAACGCAGGCGGCTAACGACAACACGGCAAAGGTCGCCACCACAGCGTTCGTAATGACAGAGATCGGTGATTACCTAACAACCAGTACGGCGGCTAGTACTTACGCCCCGATTGCCTCGCCAACTTTGACTGGTACTCCTGCTGCCCCAACGGCTGCGGCAGATACCAATACCACCCAGATCGCCACCACCGCTTATGTACAGACTGAGTTGGGTGCTCTGAGTAGCGATTCGATCACTGATGCTGATGCAAACACGAAGATTCAGGTTGAGGAATCAGCCGACGAAAACATCATTCGTTTCGATACTGCTGGCACAGAACGAATGTCGATTGCTGCCGATGGCACAGTAACTATTGTCGGGGATTTGGTAGTTAATGGAACAGAAACAACTATTAGTTCTACAACAATCACCGTTGACGATAAGAACATAGAAATTGGTTCGGTCGCTACACCTTCCGACACTACCGCTGATGGCGGTGGTTTAACTCTGAAGGGCGCTACCGATAAGACATGGAATTGGGTTAATTCTACTGATGCCTGGACCTCTTCAGAGCATGTTGCTTTAGCTACTGGTAAGAGCGTCTATATTGATGGCGTCCTCCAGTTGTCTAAGAATGCTCTTGCGGCTACCGTAGTTTTGGCCGATGGTGTTATTGCTACTACTCAGGCAGCGAATGACAGTTCAACCAAGGTTGCGACTACAGCGTTTGTGATGACGGAGGTTGGAGACTATTTAACAACCAGCACAGCGAGCAGTACTTACGCTCCGTTGGCCTCGCCAACGCTCACAGGTGTTCCTGCTGGTCCGACTGCGGCAGCAGATACGAATACGACTCAGTTGGCTACAACGGCCTTCGTGATGACAGAGATTGGTGATTATCTAACAACCAGTACGGCAACTAGCACTTACGCTCCGATTGCCTCACCAACTCTCACTGGTGTTCCTGCTGCTCCAACTGCAGCAGCAGATACGAACACGACACAGATTGCCACTACGGCTTATGTTCAGACAGAGCTGAGTGCTCTTAGTAGTGACTCAATCTCAGATGCTGATAGCGACACGAAGATTCAGGTTGAAGAGTCCGCAGATGAGGACAAGATCCGGTTTGATGTTGCAGGTTCAGAGTTTGCTGTTATGGATGGCTCTACCGTGGATGTCACGGGTAACATCATTTACAATCTTGCCCGTGAAACGCAGACAGGCACCACCTACACCTTTGTGGCCGGTGACCGTGGCAAGTATGTGACCATGAACAACGGGTCGGCGCAGACTGTCACAGTTCCACCAAACAGTGGTGTCGCCCTTGCTGTTGGTACACAGATTCAGGTTATTGGTTTGGGCGCTGGCGAAATCACAATGGTTGCTGGGTCTGGTGTGACCTTGCGCTACACACCGGGTTTGAAGTTGCGTGCGCAGTACTCGTCTTGCACTTGTATCAAGATAGCTACAGATGAGTGGATTCTTGTCGGAGACCTTGAGGCATAGGCGTGGCTGAGTCAGAAGGCAGAACTGGACCTCGTAAGGACGATGTTCCTAACGTAGTTGGGCAGGCCAAAAGTACGGCTGAGACAAATATCACTAATGCTGGGTTCGATGTAGGAACTGCAACGGCCACTAACGCTACTGGCTCGCAGGTCTTAGATCAGGTAGTATCTCAGACTCCCTCAGCGGGGACGGTTTATCCGCTCAAAGAAGACGTTGACTACGTTTACTATAGCCCATATTTCCCACCGTTCTTCCCGCCATTCTTTCCTCCGTTCTTTCCACCGTTCTTTCCACCGTTCTTCCCTCCTTTCTTTCCCCCATTCTTTCCCCCATTCTTCCCACCGTTCTTTCCCCCATTCTTCCCACCGTTCTTCCCACCGTTCTTCCCACCATTCTTCCCACCACATTTCCCGCCATACTTCCCGCCACACTTTTCATAAGGAGAAAAAATGACAATAACACCAATCACTGAACTGCCGGTTAATGTGTATGACTATGAATTAAAGTCAGCAGATGAATCGGTGGATCATGTATTTGAGGATAGGCAAGGTAAGGTAACCTTGCTGTTCAATGTTGCTGCCGGCTGCGGTAACGTACCACAACATTCTATTTTGAAACAACTATGGGAAAGGTATGAAGATGAAGAAGATTTTGATATCATTGCAGTGGTGGTGGACGATTTTGAATGTCATGGATACGAAGAGTTTAAGGGCGGTCTCGAGTCTTATGCTGAGAGGAACGATCTTGATTTGACGCCGGGGCAGGTGGCTGAAAAATATGGCAAGGATACCTATGGGACGCCTTATCGTTTTACTGAGATAACGAATGGTAGATACGATAAAGCTAGATACGACCCTAAGTGGGTACCAGGAGCGGTCCATGAGCAGGATATGCATCCGTTGTGGCAGCATTTAACTGGTGCTTACAATGCTGAAATTGGAGATAATGGTATTCCTCATCATTTAGAGGAAAGCCCTTGGGCGGATCCGCCTACACCTATCGATCATAGTAAGGCTGGATTTACGCCTCTTACAGGCAACTTTACCAAGTTTTTGATTGATCGCCAAGGCAACCGTATTAGGCGGTATGGGAATGGGTTCCTCCTTGGTCAGCGTGATGAGACTGGTGCGGAGTGGGACAATTGGGATCCTGACGATATCGGTCCTGTAGGTGGCTGGCCTTCACCGGGTCAGATACCGGGCATTGAGCTTTCTTTGAATATGATTTCAGAAGACATCGATAAATTTCTCGCAGAAGTGGTATAATGTCCACATGGAGCAATCTAGGATAGAGCCGGGCCATTTTGGTTCGTCCACTGATAATATTATTATTATCAAAGACTTTGTGTCGAAGCTTGATTTAGAGCACATGTCGGTGTATCTGCAACATCATAACGTATGGGATAATCCTAAAGAAACGGAATACGATGAGCATGGTGTTTGCATATATGATGCTTCTTATTGGTGGGATAGGGTTTGCGAAGGGCAAACACTTAGACGCAGCAATCCTTTTATTTACGATATGTTGAATAAGTATGTTGAAAAGATGCGTCTTGTCATTGAAAACAAGTTTGATCTTAGTGTTGGTGGCCGAGACCCCACTATTGTGAGATGGTTGCCCGGGTTCGAGCAGCAACCTCACTCTGATAAGCAATTAAATGATGGGTCCCCTAATGCATTTCCTACCTATGATATAAATTCTGTCTTCTATTGGAATAGCGATTTTGAGGGCGGGCAGTTTTATTATCCTGATCATGGAATTGAATTAGAGATTGAGGCTGGTATGGCGGTCTGTCATCCCGGGGATATTAATTATCTTCACGGTGTGAGGCCGATCACATCTGGAACACGTTGGACTACCCCCTCTTTTTATACGATCACAGATATACGTTAAAATTTCAAATAACATCAACACGGCTTAGATGGTTGTATGCTATACTTGGTTTTGAACGGGAAGGAGAAAAATGAAGGTTACTGGTTATTGTGGACATCCCGCATCTGGAATTGTACTTTACAAGGAAGTATGGCCAGCTGATGCCAATTTTGCCAATCGTCTAGAGAATTGCATTGGTGACAGCAAGCATGATATTTTTGAATGGAAGGAAGCTCTCGTTGGCGACATGGAAGTCATGCATGACTATCGGGACTGCAGTGATTTTAAGATGGCTGAAAAGTACATTCCTGCAGAAGTTCCAGAAGAATTCCAAGATGCTATAGATGTCTATCTTGAAGTAATTGCGGGTATCCGTGAGTGTGTTGTGCATTATCAGAGTTTATATAATATACAGTTGGATTATGAAGAGGCTACCAACTTTGTAAGATATAACGAAGGCCAGCATTTCGCTGTACATGCCGATCATGGATTCTCTTATTCTGCTGTCGTGTCAGCTATTGGTTATTTGAATGATGATTACGAGGGGGGAGAGTACCTGCTTCCTTATCAGGATATAAAGTTTATGCCAGAGAAGGGTGATGTTATCATTCATCCTTCTTCTTTCGTATACGCTCATGCGGCTTTGCCGGTTACAAGCGGAACTAAGTATTCTGCTGTAACTATGTATGATTACAATGATAGGAATCATCAGCAGCATGGGAAGGGGCCTGAGAGTCTAGCAACTTCAACATTCTATTCTGTATTGAATGATGCGACAAGCAATCAGATTACTTCTGCAGGGTAATGAAAACAATCGAAGGCATTACTGTAGACGACATTGTTAACAATACTTTGCATTATCGTCGGTTGCTCGCAACAGAGTCTATGCTGATGTTTAAGCATCTTAACCTCGCTGCAGTAGATCCGGATGTATTAGACTTGAAAGGGCCAGACCACCGTTTAATTATGTGGTCTTTTTTCTGTGATTATGGTTTCATGGGGGATGCACCCATTGGGCACGAACCTTGGTATGAGCGTAAGGATATTTGCGATGTCATGTCTCGCGCAGACACAGTTGGAACGTCAACTGGGCAATACCACGAATTTCTTTTGGATCGAAAAGATGACGAGAAGCCTGAAGGAATAAGTCCAGATGCAATTGTGGGCAATTGGCATAAGGATCATTATCACTATCCAAATCCAACGTGTCTTATCGCAATGAACATGCACACATTCACATGTGCTGCGAGAATGGGCAACACGGTTGTTGTCAATCTTGCTGACGCTTACGATGATTGCCCAAAGCACATATTGGATTATTTGCAAGGCAGGAGTTATGTCTACACTGATGTTTGTGGTTGCGATGATCCTCCCCTTTCGGCAGAGCATCCGGCGTTGGCTACGCATCCGGTTACAGGAAGAACGTTTTTGTGTTATCCCGGTCGGGATGGTGGTGGTAATCTAGCTTGTGTGCCTTCCGATGGTTCTGTTGAGCAGTGGCAGGAGTATGAGGATTGGATGTGGGAGTATATGAATGCGTCTGAAAATCAGTTTAGATTTGAGTGGGAAGAGGGGGACTTTTTGATTTGGGATAATAGGTCTTGTATACATAATTATTTTGGTGGATGGGAGTTAAGTGAGCGAGTTTTTGATCGATTCTGTATTGGTCAAGAGGCGCCCTCCTATAAAGCATGAAGGTTGTTTTAAATAAGGTTCATCCTAATCCTCCAACGATACGACAGTCTTTGCCTGCAAGGGACTGGATGAATGATACTCATAAAAAGCATGTATATAAATGCTTACCTCTTACAGGGGCAAATGTTCATGGTTGGGAAGTTGTTCTGCAGCAGGATGTGGTCGTCCAGTGGGATGGAGAGCATACTATACCACGGGTTTTAAGTGGTGAGATGATGGATCATTCTTTTGAATTAAATGGCGCTACGCATGAATATGAAC